CATCAGGCAATATTACAATTGATGCAGCAGCAAATAATAGTGATATTATATTTAAAGGAACTGATGCTACTTCTGATATTACAATGCTTACTCTTGATGGTAGTGAAGCAGGTGCAGCTACATTTAATAATAAAGTTGTAGCAACAGAATTAGATATTTCTGGTGCAATGGATATTGACGGAACATCAAATTTAGATGCTGTTGATATTGATGGTGCTGTTCAAATAGACGCTACGTTTACATCTGGTGTTGACGGACAAGGATACGATACAAAATTTTTTGGAGATACGTCAAGTGCTTACATGCTATGGGACACATCAGCAGATGATTTAGTTTTCGCAGGTGCAGCAGGAATTGATCTTGCTGGCGATATTGACGTGGATGGAACTGCTAATTTAGATGTTGTTGATATTGATGGTGCAGTTCAAATAGATGGCACAGTTACAGTTGGTGTTGATGATACAGGATTAGATGTAAAATTTTTTGGTGCTTCTGCTGGTGCCTACATGGAATGGGATCAAAGTGAAGACCAACTTAGAATTATGGGAGCATCTGCTGATGCGACTACTAGTACAGGTAAACTGCTTTTAGCTACATCTCTAACAGATATTAATGCAAATGACGTAATAGGAAAAATAGAATTTCAAGCTCCACATGAAGCTGGAGGAACAGACGCTATCGCGGTTGCTGCTTCCATTCAAGCTCTTGCTCAAGATACATTTAGTTCTTCTGTTAATGCAACAGATTTAATATTTTATACGGGACATTCAGAAGCAGCTACAGAAAAGTTTAGATTTACTTCTCAAGGAGAGCTGGGTGTCGGAGGTGCTAATTACGGTACTGATGGACAAATCCTAACCTCTACTGGTGCAGGAACAGCTCCTGCATGGGAAGATGCTGCTGCAGGTGGAATATCAACAGGAGTGGCTATTGCAATGGCCATCGTCTTCGGATAAAAGAAACAAAGGAAATAAATTATGGCAATACCTAATATAGTATCAGTATCGAGTATTTACGGAACAACGGAAGTATCCATTCTAACTACTACTTTAACAACTACGTTAGTTACAGCGGCTTCTGACAAATTACTTAAAATCAATTTAATTAGATGTTCAAACTATACGGACAGTGACACAAAGGTTACATTTGATATTGAAGTTTCTGGAACACATATAACGCTGGCGAATGAAGTCGGAGTTGCTGCAAATTCGGTCGTAGACATTATTGATAAAAATTCAAGTGTTTATCTTCAGGAAACAGATTTAATTCGTGGCGGTGCTGCAGCAGGTACTACAGTACACTGTGTAATATCATACGAAATTATGGATGACGCATAGGAACTAATCTATAGTATAAATTATTTATGAAAGACATATTTTTCCTGCACGGATTACCAAGAGCAGGGAATACTTTATTCAGTTCAATTATGAACCAGAATCCTGGCGTAGCAGTAACAGCTAACAGCATTTGTGCTGATATGATGGGTGAACTGTTTATGCTCAAGCATACAGATATATTTAAAAATTTTCCTGATCATCAATCATTTGATAATGTAGCAAAATCTGTATTTGAAAATTATTATAAAGACTGGAAACAAGATTATATTATAGACAGAGCACCCTGGGGTTTTCCCATTAATTTAAAATTTCTAAAAGAAACAAGATCTAATATTAAAATTATAATTTTGGTTAGAGACATTGTAGAAGTTCTTGCATCATTTATTAGATGGTCTCAGAAAGAGCCAACAGCCTATATAAATCAATATGCAGCTAAAACTGTTGAAGAAAAATGTGATGTGTTAATGAATAAAAATAATCAAATTATAAAAGAACTAGTTGGTATAAAACATTTATTGGATCATCAACCTAAAGAAATATATCATTTAGTTGAATATAACGATCTGGTAGAACACCCTAGAAAAACGATTGATGGGGTATATGAGTTTTTAGGCATATCTAAATTTAAACATCGTTTTATTAACCTGGACCAGTTTGAAGTACATGGTATGAAATATGACGAAACCCTTCTTGGAGAGAGGTTGCATACTATTAAAACTGATGCTATATATAAGAATACGTATGACGCCTGTAGTATTATACCTAAGAGTATCATTGACAAATATAAACAATGCAATTTTTGGAAAGGATAAAATATGTCAAGTAAAGATCTAGTAATACAAAAAATATCAAATTCACCATTGGTGAAAAAAGAATACAAAGTTATGTTAGATAATATCAACAAAACTTTGCCAGCAATAAAACAATCAAGTTCTAATTTCTATAAATCTCACTCACAGTTTATGGGTGTGATGTTAGATGTTACAGCTATTACTCCTATAAGATCAGTTAAACATACACTAGCTGAACTAGATAAGACTAGAATGGCACTAGAAGAAGCTCATTTAAACATGATGAAAAAAGAAGTAGAGCTTAGACAAAAAGAAAAAGAATTAAAAGATGGTAAATATAATGACCAATTTGAAAGAGAAAATCTATGAATTGAAATTCATAAGATTAAAGTCAATATGAGCAATATACAAAATTCAATGACTGGGGCCATTAGAAAGATGAATTTCTTTACCAACCAGTATAAGAGTATTTTGAAAAAGCTTGGTAAAGAAGATATTACAGAAGAAGAGTACGAAAAGGAAGAATCCAATTATCATGTCATGACCTGTATGAAACAGGGCTTGAATGCTGCAAGAGCAAGAGGTGGAGTCATTGATGAAGGGAACTTGATTTATCTCTTTGATATGGGTATAAACAGTGCTCAGGCACAAGCTGAAATCTATGCATATCTTAAAATGGAAAATGATATGATGGCTGAAGGCAAAGTGCCTACTCATGAAATGACCATGCAATGGTTAGAAGCGTGCGCGGCTAAATTTTCTAAAGATGCAGAAGCATTTGCAGAACGCAGAGGATTTAAGTTGTACGACGAAGAGTCGCTTAATACAAAACTAATAGATAATAAGGACAAAACAAATGGCAAACAAGATAATAAAGTATAACCTGACTGCTAGTGGAACTGTTCCAACCTATATTGACGATGGAGGTTATTATCCAAAAGCAAATAGTAATGCTTCCCCTCAAGACCTGGATTTAATTGGTGCAACAACTAATGGATCTAGTGAAACAGCACTTGGTGAACTTGTAAATAAAGCAGCTGTAAAATCATACTTAGATACTTACACATCTGAATGGAAACAACGTGATGCAGATGGTAACGAAGAAGATTTTGATCAAGACGCAGCAGCTACATATATTTGGACTAAAAAAATATCGTAAGGAATTTAAATGGCATATATTTGGAGTATTCATAAACAAAGGAGAGCAAATACATGGTTGTCTGGTGGAACTAGAGGTTTTTTTGCAGCTGGTCATGGAGGTGGAGGACCAATATTTAGTAAAAATATAGATTATATTACTCTTGCTACAACGGGGGATGGAGCAGACTTTGGAGATTTAACTATAGTAAGATCTGCTATGAGTTCAGCTGCAGCAGATTATACACGTATTGTATTCCTCGGAGGTTCAACTCAAGATGCTGAGCCATATAAAACAAATACTATAGACTCAATTGTAGAAGCTACAACAGGAAATGCGACTGACTTTGGAGATTTAACTGTTGCAAGATCAGGATGTGGAGCGAGTTGCGATTCAACAAGAGCAATTCAATGGGGAGGGATCGGTCCTCTTAATGTAATGGATTATATTACAATGGCTTCAACTGGTGATGCTGCAGATTTTGGAGATACACTTCATCAAGACATATATCACACGGCATTTGCTTCTCCTACAAGAGCTGTAAAAGGTTCAGGAAGTGACACTAATAATATTGAATATGCTACAATTGCTACAACTGGTAATGGTGTAGATTTTGGAGATCTTAGTCATGGCCATACAGGTGCTGGAAGTGGATCTAATTCTACGAGAGGAGTATTTGGAGCAGGTTATGGATCTGGTCCACAGTCAGCAGATAATGGGGGTTCACCCCATATAGAATATGTTACGATTGCATCTTTAGGTAATGCAACTAATTTTGGTGATGTTGCTAGCGGTGTACGATATATTGACGCATGTCATAATAATTTAAGAGTTGTCTTGGGAGGAGGTCAAATTGGGGCAGCTCCCAGCAAAACCCCCACACTTCAAATGGAATATTTTGCAATTGCTACAACTGGTAATAGTGCAGATTTTGGAGATTTATCTGTTTTAAAAGCTAATTACTCAGGAGGTTCCTGTGCTCACGGTGGTTTGAATGGTGGAATTTAAGTATAAAATCTAGTATACTTTCTATATGAAAGAAGAATTATTATCGGTGTTTCCAACGCCAATACTTATTACAAAGTATGGGGATGATTTAAGTAAAGAATTAAAGTACGTAGATAATTTACTTTATAAAGAACAAAAAGAAAATGCCAACTTTAAATCTACAGATTCTTATTTATTGGAGATAGAAGAATTAAAAAACATTAAGAATTTCTTTTATGAAAGTTTAAATAAGTATACTAAACATGTATCTCTATCAGATCAAAGATTAGTGATTACTCAATGCTGGGCCAATAAAAATCCACCAGGTTCGAAGCATCATGAACATCTCCATTCTAATAGTATATTAAGTGGAGTCTTTTATTTAAAACAAGATAAAACAATGCCTCCCATACAATTTGCTAAATCAGAACAAGGATCTATGAAACTTGATCCTAAAAAATATAACAATTTAAATTCAGAAATATTTTTATTGCCTTGTGTAGATGGAGAGTTATTATTATTTCCATCTGACTTAAAGCATAGTGTACCTACAAACAAGGGACACGAAACAAGGATTAGTTTGTCCTTTAATACATTTAGTATTGATGCACTAGGCAGTGAAAAAAATTTAACTCATTTAGATATAAGGAGGATAATGAATGAACACAATTGAAGATTATATATACGTAGAAAATCATATACCTGTAGAATTATGTGAAGCATTAATTGATGAATGCAACAAAAAAGAATGGAAAAAACATGCTTGGAATAGCTATGCCACAGGAATTTCTAATTCTGAGCCAGAAAAAGAGTTAGATGTAATGAACGGTACACAAGAACAACAGAATAAAATTACACCTTATCTAGTTAAAGCTTTAGAAGAGTACCAAATTAAGTATTCTGTACCAGGTCAAAAAACTCAACCTCCGTGGCTTACTAAATTTTCACCTATACGATTTAATAAATATGAAGTGGGTAATACCATGAGACAACATTATGATCATATTCACAGTATTTTTGATGGTAAAATGAAGGGAGTTCCTATAATATCTATCGTTGCAAATTTGAACGAAAACTATGAAGGAGCAGAATTTTATTGCAGAGGGAAAGAAATTCCATTAAAAACAGGAGATATACTTTTGTTTCCATCAACTTTCATGTATCCTCATGAAGTCAAGGAATCAAAGAAAGGTGTCAGATATTCATTTGTAAGCTGGGCCTTTTAATATTATAAGGGCTATATGCTACAAAAAATTAGAATTCAGCCAGGATTTAATAAACAAGTCACAGCAACAGGCGGCGAGGGCCAATGGATTGGTGGTGATTATGTTCGTTTTAGATATGCCACACCAGAAAAAATAGGAGGTTGGGCTCAGTTAGGAGACAGTACTCTTACAGGAAGAAATACAGCTTTACACCATTTCGTCAATGCCAGTGGTATTAAGTACGCAGCTCTTGGTACAAACAGATTTTTATATGTATATTCTGGAGGTATCTTTTATGACATTACTCCTCTTAAAAGTACAACAACATTAACTAGCGCCTTTACCACAACGAATGGTGATGCCACAGTTACGATCACGTTTGCATCTTCTCATAACATTTCTAAATACGATATTGTTCGTTTGGATAATTTTTCTTCTATCACTAATTCGGATTTTGGTTCCAGTGATTTTGATGATACTAATTTCATGGTCACAACGGTTCCAACTGCCACAACAATTACTATTGAAATGGGATCCGTTGAAGCTGGATCAGGGGCCAGTACTTCTGGTGGAGTCAGAGTTAAACATTTTTATTCAATAGGACCTGCGGTTGAAGAATCAGCTGCTGGCTTTGGACTTGGTCAATGGGGTGGTACAGTTTCTGGAGAATTTACTTCAACTTTAGATGGTGCGATTGATGCCGATGATACAAGTCTTACTTTAGCAAGTTCATCATCGATGCCTTCATCAGGAACACTTTTAATTGACAGTGAGCGTATGACCTATACAACGAACACGACAGGAACGAATACCATATCAGGAATTACAAGAGCAGCTGACAATACAACAGCTGCAACGCACTCGGATGGAGCAACGGTTACTGACGCATCGGACTACACTAAATGGGGTGCATCGCAAACAGGTGACGTAATTACGGCCCCTGGTCTATGGTCCTTGGACAATTTTGGAAATAAACTTATTGCAACTATATTTGATGGTGCAACTTTTGAATGGGATTCAGATGCAGCGGGTGGTACATCTACAAGAGCAACGATTGTTGCCAATGCACCAACTGCATCAGTACAGACTTTAGTATCCACTCCCGATAGACACTTAATTTTCTTTGGCACTGAAACCACGATTGGAACTACATCAACACAGGACGATATGTACATAAGATGGTCAGATCAAGAATCAATTAATGCCTCAACTTCGTACGCGCCTTCAGCAACCAATACTGCCGGTACACAGAGACTGGCCGACGGAACACGGGTCGTTGCAGCGATCAGAGGTCGGGATGCAATTTATGTCTGGACCGATACATCTTTATTTATTATGAGATTTGTTGGTGCACCTTTCGTATTTTCATTTCAGCAAGTTGGAACGAACTGTGGATTGATTGGAAAGAATGCAGCTGTCGAAGTGGATGGTTCTGCTTACTGGATGTCGGAAAATGGTTTCTTTAGATACACTGGTAAACTAGATTCACTAGCGTGTCTAGTTGAAGACTATGTTTATGATGATATTAATACAATTCCTAGACAACATATTTATGCAGGATTAAATAATTTATTTGGTGAAGTAACTTGGTTCTATCCTGGAAGTGGAGCTGCATCTAACAATAGATCTGTTACTTATAATTATATGGATTCAACACCAGAAAGACCCGTGTGGACTACAAGCACGTTAGCAAGATCGACATGGGCAGATTCAGCTATATTTGGTAAACCCCACGGAACTGAATATGACTCAAGTGCAACCAGTGATACAACCGTTGGTAACACGGATGGCGTTACAACTTATTATGAACATGAAACTGGAACTAATCAAATTAAAGCAGGTGCAACAACTGGTATTTCTGCAAGTATAGAATCAGGAGATTTTGATATATCAAGAACTCAAGGTGGTGGAGCAGATCTCAGAGGAGATGGTGAATACATGATGAAAATTAGAAGAGTGCTTCCAGACTTTTTATCTCAAACTGGAGATGCAAGAGTGACATTAAACTTAAAAAATTATCCCACAGACTCGCAGGCAAGTTCTTCATTAGGTCCTTTTACTACAACTACAAGCACAACTAAAATAGACACACGTGCCAGAGCTCGTGCTATATCTTTAAAAATAGACAATACTAGTACTACTCAGCACTGGAAATTAGGTACTTTTAGATTAGATATACAAGCGGATGGAAGAAGATAATGCCTTTTAAATCAG